ATAGATCATTTTAATTATAGACAATGTGGAAGTACGCCAGAAGTTCATTTGGTTGCGTAGTTTCTGGGATCGCCAGTGGTACCGCGGCTGCCGTGTTCCTTTCGTGGGTTCCTTCATTTCAGGCCAGACTGGTGCACGCACTTATTCAGGAACCTTCGTTTCCTATGGAAGTCCTTACTTCATTTCTTGTTTACAAGGTCGTCGGAAATGTGTTCACTGGAATCCGCGTGGGGCTGGTTTCCTACGCTATTGCCCAAACGACCCAGGAAGCTAAGTCGTCGGCTATTATGAAAACCTACTTGATGCCATATGATTACTTTATCAAGAATTCATTTCACGACACGATTGAGTTGGTCAATAACGATGTCGAGACTGTGGTCGAAAGTTTTACGGCAATCACAAATTATACATTGAGATCTATTATTCAAATAAGTTTTACAATGTATCTTTTGAGTAAAAAATCTGTTCAACTTATGATCGCAACTATGATTTGTAGCATAATACATGTAGGTATACAAAATTTGTTTACAGAAATTGTTCATATGCCAAATATTATACCAATACAAAAACATAAAAAACATCAAGATGACTATATTCGTGATTATATAGAAAAATTAGAAATTTATAGAACTTATCACAAAGAAGTATGGGTATTCGATAAATGGATAGAACATCAAAATACAATTATGCAATATAGAAAAAAACAGTCCTACACATTTGGTTCGTTAGTAGCTTTAAATTTTACTTCAGGCTCATTGATGGTTGGTTTGTTAATTCTTTATGGAAAAGGGTTATTTAATGATAGTGAAACTATTCATGAATTTATAGTGTATGCGCTAACAATATTTCAAATATTTGAACAATCCGTGGATGTTCTCAAGGATGTCAAGGGTAAAGAGGCGAAGCGAGAGAAGGTCTATGATTTTCTCGATACGCCAGTCGGAGATGACTGGGGGTTTTTAATAAACGAAAAGCCGGACATCTATATCAAAAATGTCTCGTTCGGGTATCACGAGGACAATAAGATCATATCCAATTTCAATATGAAAATACCCTACGGCAAGCACATTGGATTTCACGGAATGTCTGGAGCTGGAAAGAGCACACTGCTAAAACTGCTGATGGGCTTATATAAACCATGCGAGGGTGAAATCAAGTGGAATGATGCAAGTCTAAGGGATCATGATCGCGAGTGGTTTTATAAGTATGGAATCTCCTATGTTCCACAAGAGCCGATGCTGTTCAAGGATGAACCCATAGTGGATCACTACATCACCACCGACATTCCGAGGTCGGGTCCCATGTCGGGAGGTCAGAAGCAGAGGGCGGCACTGGCCTATGCGATCTCGAGGGAACCCTTGGTGCTGTTCTTGGACGAACCCACGTGCCACCAAGATCAAGAAAACACCAAAAAGATCATAGATATGCTAAAGAACTTTAGAGGAACTATCATTGCCATAAGTCACGATCGCACCTTCTTAAACAGGTTCTGCAATATTACAAAACATATAAGACGATGAACATCTTGATCACTGGTGGGGCTGGATTTATAGGCAGTCATGTCACTAGACATCTTGTGAAGAGCTATCCGGACTACAACTTTGTAGTACTGGATAAGTTGGACTACTGCGCGAGCATGCACAATCTCACGGAAGTTATGGAGTTTCGTAATTTCAAGTTTCTCATGGGAGATATCACCAACGTGGACTTTGTGAACTACATCATGGAATCCGAGAAAATCAATGTGGTGATGCACTTTGCTGCTCAGACTCACGTGGATAATAGTTTCGGAAACAGTTTTGCATTCACACATAACAACGTCTATGGAACCCATGTCCTTTTGGAGAGCGCCAAGAACAATCCGAAACTAAAACGGTTCATTCACGTGAGCACCGATGAGGTCTATGGCGAAACCCCTGCGGACGCAGAGAGTGGTTACACCGAGGGTCAGATCCTGAATCCCACCAATCCCTACAGTGCCACCAAGGCTGCTGCTGAGATGTTGGTGACGGCCTATGCTCATAGTTACAAGTTACCGGTCATCATCACCCGTGGCAATAATGTTTACGGACCGGGTCAATTTCCAGAGAAGTTGATTCCCAAGTTCTGCATGCGGGCCATGCGGGGCGAAAAGTTGCCCGTCCATGGCGAGGGCAAGGCGGTGAGATCCTACCTCTACATCGACGACGTCGTGGAAGCCTTTGACACTATTTTGCACATGGGCAAGGCCGGAGAGACCTACAACATCGGGACCAAAAAGGAGCGTTCGGTGATGGACGTGGCCGAGGAAATTTGTAATGCATTTGAACTGAATAAGGAAGAGACCATCCAGTTCGTGGAGGATCGTCCCTTCAATGATTGTCGCTACTTTATCGAGGATGACAAGTTGGCCGCCCTCGGCTGGACTGAAAAAACTACCTGGGAAGAGGGGATCAAGAAGACTCTCGAATTCTATCGAGACGCTATTGTATGGTGGAAAAAGTCTTTTGTCAACGCTGCCTTAGACCTTTAAAAGTCCAGCCTCGATGGCAAGCAGACGATCGGGTCCGCGTGACGTGGGACCGCCCATCAAGAACGAGTGAACCCTGGCGTATCCCCACTGCTGAGGTGTGGCTCCAGGACGATGACCTGTCCTCCAGGCAGCCAGACCCTTGTCATAGACCTGCTTTATGATGTCCAGAGGGACTCTTGTCGCCTTTGCCTTGTTTTCAAGTGACTTTGCGCCCGGATAAGCCCTGTAGAACTTGGTTGTCCACGTGGACGTTTTGGTTTTCATTCCAATGTCAGTCTTGAATGGCGCGTATGTCTTCTTTTCAATCTTCTTGACACGGGTCATGACATCCTCCTTGGTCTTTAACCCACGGAAGTACTTGAGGGGCGCTGAACTTTTCAGGTCCTTTAACACTTTGATGATCTCTTTGTCGGATAACATCCCTATTATACCTTGCGATTTTATCCATCAAATGTTTTACTTCTTACTTGTTAGTATCTCGTGATGAGTGAGTGTGGCGCTCCGACCCGTGCGGGGACACCTTGCCGAAAGAAAAAGGCGCAAGGAAAGGAGCACTGTCCCCTGCACACTGACTTGCACGAATGTGCGATATGCCTCAACAATATCACGTCAAGGAGTGAGAGAAGTGCGCGAACCCTTCCATGCAATCACAAATTTCACACGGCGTGTATCAATCGCTGGAAGCGCCAAGGAAACTACACCTGTCCAGTGTGTCGTAGAGACTTTGACATTCCAGAGTATAACATCACGGTCATCATCGAGGCACGAAGGACGCGCGATAGGATGGTCACTACAAACCTCCAGAGCAGTCAGTTGGTGGGACGAAATCTCGCCGAGACTTTCGATCTTCCCAGGGACAATGAAATTGAGTACATGACCGAAATCGTGGTAGACGCCGAAAATATGGAAGAACTCAGGTCTGCGCTGATAAACGATCTCGGAATTGACATCAATGAAATAAATATGACCGTAAATAATAATGGGTCCGAAACTTCTCCCTAGATCCGGCTACGAGCCCAAATACAGAGGCGAGGAGTGGTCCAGAGACTACATGATTCAAGCCACGCACAATTGTTATTCTTACTTTCTGGACGACCTTCGCGTGAATCCCCGTGCAGGTAAGCCACAGCCCGGTCTGTTTGCGATGGGTATTGGCTATAACGATGCAGTGACCTGCAAGTCCGTAAAGAGGCGCGTGTTGGCGGACAACCCAAGACACGTCATAACGTGGTCCCTGGAAAAGGCCAAGGACAAGTGTCCCAAAGGTCACTACAAGGGATTTCTGGCTGTGAACAGTTGGGGTCAGGACTATCACTTCTACCGCCAAGATTCGGACGGAACTTGGTCGCATAAACCTGGTGGAACGGCGGTGTCCAGAACGGACGCTAGCAGGAAGCGCATTTACAATCCAGTGACGGCCGATCGCATGTACGGCAAACGGGGTGGCATCGACTATGACAAGCCTTGTACCTTTTTCTGTGTGAGGAAGTCGCTCAAGACCGTGAGTTCAGGTAACTTCATCACCCCAACCTCGGTCCTTAAGAATCCAAGAAAAAACCTCAACAAGTAATAGTATGAATCCGTTCAACGCTTTGTCGGATATTGCCACAAATATGGTGGCCACGATGAAAAAGCCCATGACACCACTGAACACCGTTTATTTTTCACAGGCGAATGTTGAACGTGTTCAGCGACTGCTTCGCGACGCGATAAAGGCCGAGACGGGTCTTTCGATTGATCGACAGAATCAGAATGATGTGCTCGCCTTCATGAGGTACACGTACATCAACAATGCCATGAATCCTTATGGAAACATTGAGGCCCAGATAAATAAAATGAACCAGCAAGTGGTTGCCAAGATGCTTCCTCAGGTTAGGGACGGCATCTCATCTTACATTCTTTATATTCGTGACGCATCCACACTTTACGTACCCAATAGTCTTCCCGTAAACACTTCGGTGGCGGGAAATCGTCTTCCGATCAACAGTAACATCGGGACGGGTGGCCCATATTAAAGATTTGCTAAGATATACTTTTAGTATGATCATTGGATGGGAACGCCATCGTGTTCTTAGAAATATAAAACCTCCAGACAGACTTTATATTTCTGATGAAACATGTGAATCTGTTCAGATAGGCAAAATCGTGCTTATCCCAGAAATCAAAGAAATGAAACAGGTTCAGAAAAGACATTCTCATAAAGTATGCAAGGCAACGTGTCTCAATGGGAAACCATGTATACATAAACCACAAACTGGTCTCGAGTTTTGCAAAAGGCATTTAAAGATTTATGAACCTTAAATGTCAAGGTATGTTTGTGGATATACAACTTGGTGACGGTGTTATTCTTGCCGAAATGATCGACGAGAAGGAAACTTCGGTACTGGTGAAATGTCTAGAAGAGACGGACAACCAAGGTCACTACTCATTTAGAAATCCAGTTTGGATAAACAAAGAACATATCATAAGTTCATATTCTGCCATCAGGGATGTGAATTCACTTGGTTATGAAGAGGTGAGTGACAACCTTTTCATATCAAATGACGCTTCAGACGAAGATTTTGTTCCTTCGGAAGGTGAGGAAGATGAGGAAGATGATATATCACTTTGTTCCGATGATTCTTTAAACTAAATGGCCTACGTTGTTATGGTATTACAAAAAGTGGTTGGAGGTGCACAAGAAATGGTAAATGCAGCTCAAGCATGTTAGGATTTCCAGTTGCGTTTTGTCGCATACACGACAAAATTGATAAACACAAGTTTTATATGCCTTGGTTAATAAGAGGTTATGTGCATGTGCATTATGACCGCGATGTATTTCTTTGGTACAGGGTCAAAATGTTAATCCGACTATTTTTTCTTGATCTCCAGCCAGCCGTGACAAACGTAGGCGAAATTGTAAAAACATATTTTGATAGAATAAGATTTCCAAAAAAGAAAAAGAAGATGTGCGTGGTGTGCTATGAAAACAAGAGACCTGTGAAGATAAATTGTAAACACAATCTATGTGTATCTTGTCTTAATAGCATTGTGTATTTAAACAGTAACTATGCGTTCAAGTGTCCTATGTGTTCGAAAGTTTTACTTGGGGGAATATAGACGATATTTCCGAAGGTTTAAATAAATTCTCTCTTTTTTCGTATTTTGTAGTATCATATGGCCTATTTGCTGGCCGACTCATAACGTAAGGATAAGGTTTGTGATCCAATTTGGGTTGTACGAATATTTTCCTCCTTATTCGTTCTTCTAAAGGTATTTCTCTTAACTGGTTCATAACGCTTTCGGCTTCATCCCTTGCGTTTTGAACTTTAAAAATTTCCTCTTCTTGTATTTTATCTTTTTCAGTTTGTGCTACGTCTTCATCTGTCATTATAGTCCGAGCCTGCGTCTGAGCCTGGGATTGGACCTGGGATTGGACCTGGGTCTGAGTCCGAGTCTGGGATTGGGATTGGGCCTGGGTCTGAGTCCGAGCCTGCGTCTGGGATTGGGCCTGGGCTAGCGTCATTTCAGGAGGCCTGGAAGCTTGACGAGCCTTTGCTAATTCTTCCTCTTCCTTTGCCTTTTTGCGGGCCGCGGTTCTCTCTTTTTGTTTCCTCATTAGTCTTTCCATAGTTGACTCTTTTTGAACTGGTGTCGCTTGGAGTGATTTCATACTTTCTTCTAATTCCTTTTCCTGTTGCATTCGTAGTTCATTATCCTTAATCAAAAGGTCTGGTATGTTACCTAATGTATTTGTGTGAATCTTTAGTGCATCTAGATATGGGGAATCTATCGATATAGCTTCAATTAACGTAATTGGTTTATTGATTTCAGATCCCAGTTCATGTATTTGTTCCAATAATTCTTTTCTTTGTCTAATCAGTTCTGGATCGGTCAAAAAAACAACACTTTTACCAAGTAAAGGTGTGTTTGGTATGTTCGGTGCGTTTACCTTGTCGAATTCTTCCAATTTTGCTTTGACTTCATCCAATTTTGTTCCGTACATAGTTTGTCTCTTATCATTGATGATTTCGGCATAAGATGAATTTGCTAATTCATTGAGTATGGGACTCACGATCATTCCTACAGCTTCCATTTTTTCTTCATAATCGCGTCTGGTCTCGAACGACAAAAATCCAAACTCGTCATACTCGAGACGTTCGCGACGGTAAAATAGCAATACCACCAGTATGACAAAAATTGTAAAGCCTATTAAATACATCCTGATAATAATGAATAAAAATGTTCTACACAAAATTATGGACGAATCAAACTTTTCACTTTGTCTTTCACACAACCAACGTCCCACACATGGATTGGATGACTTTCAAAGAAGATGTAAGAAGCTGCTTCAAGAAAGAACAATTCAACTTTCTCTTTGACTTCTCGGACGTTAAAGTTGTTCAGGTCGCTACCATCCCTAGACTGATGTGGGAGTTCACGTGGCTTATGCGCGAGCTGAAACCAAAAACCGAGAAACAGGTCATCCGTTCGGCGATAGTGACCAACCCGACATTCTTCACTTTCAAGTTAATCGAGAGTGTAATATGGTTGTACAGGAACGTGAGACCCATCAAGGTCACCAGGACGTTGCCAGAGGCGTATGATTTTCTTGGGTAATACTAATATGGATCTCCGCACGGACTCCGAGGTTCACTACCTTTATATCGAAGGGTTGTCAAATACATTCACGAGGCAGTTTCAAGAAATTTACCGAAATATCTACCAGGTGGACCTGGTTTATGCCGAATCAAATGTCCTTACAGCTGGAAAATCTACGGTGTTTGACATTGAAGAGCTTCGTTCGCCTTTCACGGACAGTGCTGTAACAGCAGACGCTGACAGTTCAAGTATTCGTGGCTACTTTGCCACTATTCCTCCCAATGGTGTGTCAGTGGGTTCGATTAGGTATTTCCAGGAAAACTCTGATTTCAAATACAGCATCCAGTACAAGAATCCAGTGAGTTTTGATAAGTTCACTATTCGTGTAATGGATAGCGCTGGAACGTTGGGCGTTAGCACAGACACCCACAAACTTCTCTTGCGGGTTCACGTCGCAAATCCAAACATGCGACCTCAGATGCCTGTGGACTGGCGGGACGAAAATAAACAGATATTCGAGCCAGACTCCTTAGGTCTGCTTGGGAACTAAAACGATCGGCCGCGGCTTGGCAGCCTTCTGACGAAGATTGGGTGCTATATCATCCTTGCGAAACTTGCTCGTGATCTTGAGCATGAACGAATTTTCGTTTAGTCCCTGAAAATTGATAAGGGATCCATTCGACTTCCTCCATCTCACAGTGACTCTGGACAACTGTGAAATAGGAGGGTAAAAATCAACACCATAAACGTAGTCATTTGTTTCAGAAAAATGCTTGATGGCACCAGAACTCACATCAAGAACAATGGGTCCAAAGTTGTATTGAGAAGCCGATGTGCTGAAGGAATTTACTTCAATCTTTTGAGCTTGGTGCATCCTGCCATTGTTCAGTTCGTTGATATCCAGATAGATGTAGTTATCCGCCGTGAGATTGATAAGCTGATCCGACTTTATGAAGAAATTTTCACGATATCTGTCATTGTTTGCATAAAGTGGGAATGTTGCCGTGACGTTAGAAAGATCCTGAACTTCGACAGCCGTCCTCGTACTCGTGTCGCTGAAACCCATTAGATTCGCCAGCAGGGCCGAAGGCTTCAAATCAAAAGAAGAATAAGTGTTTGACCTTAGAAATACATATCTCCCTTCGTTTGACAAATATGTGACATCAATGCCCGTCACTGGATTGATTGCATTCTGTATTTCAGCACCAAGTCCCGTGGCCGAGTAGAATCCATTGGGTATAGAAAAGGAATGTAGAGAATTCGTTTCCAGATTGCTAACTTGGATGATATCAGAACCATCCACAACATTCTGAATGACGTTCGGCACCGAAGCCTGGATCAATTCCACTCGCGTGACATCATGAATGGGATTGGTCAAATGCATGGTGTAAGAATTACCCGAGGGATACAAGGCCGTATCCCTGAGATTTGAGTTGACCACGAGGTAATGCGTCTCCATGTTATTACTATTCAACTAGATTTTACTTGACCTTAAAAAGCGTATTCCATTTATATGGCATCGGTGCCTTGGCTTGTGTCATAATCCAAATAACCAAGTAAATCACCCACAAGTAACTCGTCACCAAATTAAATGGTGCAACAACTTCGGAAACGCTGTCCGAGCTAGGTAATACACCCGCACCCATTAACTCTTTTGACTTGTTTATAAGATCCGCTGGAGCCAAACCTTTTGTGAATATGGCCACAGAACTGCCGATCAACATTCCTATATAGGCGGACTGAGTCCACATCCACGGCTCTCTCTTGTTCTTTGCATCCTTTACCAACCAGAAATACACTATAGTAGAAACAATCGATGAAATTAACATGTTAAGACCAATGTTCTTGCGCACGGCAAGTGCTGGAATAATTGAGAACAACAGAGTGATTAAACCACCAGCAATGGGTACGTCAAACGCAATTGACATGTAGTTTATGAAAAATGAAAGGGCTATGGCAAATACTGGGCTAGCAAATGTACTTCCCGTTTCGTTATATGTTTTGGTCACAATTGCCAGTGCGGCGACAATACCAGCCACCAGACTCGTGATAAATGAAACCTTTTTGTCAAAATTATCCTTGAATATGCTTGTTATGGCATAAAATATCGTAGCGACGATTGCTCCTGATACAGTTGCCACTCCGCTGTCAAAAATCGCCAGTGGAAATGTGAACGCCATCGCGAAGAGAAAGAGATCTCTCCAATTTACCCACTTTTTTGGAAACCATTTGAGTGGACCAGACTTCAAAGACCACCATCCCAGCTTTGAACCATAACTGGTGAAAGCCATTACAGAAATGGCAAGCACGACAAGTATTAACGGAGGTGGAGTTACTGACGCAAGCGGACCAAAGTAAATCGTAGAGACATATCCAGCCAAGACACCAATCACAAGACTCGCTATGAATGCAGCCTTGCGCTCTTTCTTATTTTTTGGATTAGCCGTAGAAGGGTCTAAATGCGATATCCCAAATATTATACAGGACACAGCGGCTGCTATAAGAGGCGGCCAGCAAAAGATACCAACTGGAAACGTGAATCCCATTGACATGAGAGCCAAATCTTTCCAGGTCAGTAATTTGTTAATTGGATCCTGGCCCATATCTAATATCAGGTACTAAAATATTTCTTTATAATAACCATGAATTGGTATTTGATTCCATCATACAATGCAATTTTATCTTATGTACTTTTGTATTTATCAAATAAATACTACAAGCCAGCCTCAACCATCTTGGCGTGGACTTTAATTGTGTCGTCCGCACTTTCTTCACTGGCTGTATTTCGACCAATTATACAACTAAGTACATTACTTGGGCCATACCTTTCTCCCCCATTTATTATAATATCACTTAGTTTTGCCTGGCACCTTTATTTCTCGTGGATGTCATTCGCTGCAAAAAGCACGAAGACAAAATTCCTTGAAAATATCAAAAATGATTTTTTGAAAATATTGGACGATGCATTTGGTGAAGTGACTAGGGAATTATGGGAAAGTATAAAATTATTTTTTAAAGAACCTTTAGAATATCTATATCAATTTTTGGTTGAAGCTTACATTAGATTTACAAATATACCGAAAATGATTTGGAATATATTTTATTATTTTTTTTATTCTATTACTAGTTTGGGCGGTTCACTGGATAAAGATTTAATTCCACCTATCCCTCCTCCAGCGCAGATAGGACGCACCAAAAATGAACTACTCGAAGGAAGATTTTGGAAGAACAGAGATGAAGATGATATCTACTTTTCTTTGAATAAATTTAATTATGACAAAGATAACACATTTGTAAGTGAAGAAACATATAATCTTTTTAGGACATGGGTGGGACTTCCAGAAGATGTTGATTTGAAGCAAGTCAGACAAATTTAATTTTTCTGTGTAAATAATATAATGATTGGAATCATACAATACTTAATTTCAACAATTTTGTTAATATTGTATGCATATAAGAGAAATGATACCACATCATTGTTATTATTCGTACTATTTTACATAATAACAAATATCATATTTAAAATATTTGGAATCGTACCAAAAGAATTAAATAAATTCTATGCTGGTTTGTCAACAGCTTTGGCAGGTTTTATAAAATTAATAACAGAAACTATAATTATTCCAGCAACCAGACTTACAATCGTGTTGATAGATAAGATAATATACTTTCCAAGAACTCTTATTTTTGACCCGATTACTAGATTTATGAATTCTTTGTATAAGATTACTATTTGGTTAACTGATGGAACTGCACAAGATTATGCTGCTGTATATTTATTAAATGTAATTGCTTTTATATTATTCCAATTTCAAGGTAATCTTAATTATATATTGAGAGGGGGGTTTAAACTAATAGGTATGCCCTTTAACGATATAAAAGTTATAAATTTACCGGATAGTTCATTCGTCCTTGATCCTGTAGCTTTAATCGAGGCGTTGAGGAGTATATAAGTTCATTCATCATAAAGATTTTTTCCTAGTCTATCTTAGATGAATACATTAACAGAAAAAGCAAAAATAATTGCGACAATACCAATTATTTTTGTTTGGGATTTCCTGAAATCAGTCTGGTTTTCTATAGGAGATTTTTTTTTACAAATTGGATACGGAATTAATAATTTTTTCGCAAGCCTTAGTCTAAAATTAGCTAGCTTGTCGCTTTTTTTTCAAGGCATTGATACTTATTTCAACGAGTATGGCAAATCTGTAGAAAACTGGTTCAATAACACTATAATGAAATGGATTTCAGAAATCATAACTCCAATTGCAACTGTTTCTCTCGGTATGGTATTCGACATGTTAAAGGCTGTAGTGTATAAATTATTATCACTACCAGGTGACATGATTAAAACTAATATAAAAAGAGCGTTTGGTGGGACCGCTGGCTATAATACAGCGAATAGGTTAACATTTGGTGCAATTGGCGGAGCCGTGAATTCGTTAGTGGGATTAATAAACTTGCCACTAAATGCTATAAAATCTGAACTCGATAAATTCTAATTTAAGGCTTCCACGCAAGGAACCACGGCAGGATCAACATCCCCAATGCCAAGATCACGAGGTCAATCTTAAGCACCTTGTTCTTGATATCGGGACACCAGTTCTTGTACTTCTGGATCTGCTCGCTGTCCCTGGGCTTGGCCCACCAGTAGAAGAGCGCCAGGTAGGTAGGTCCGAGGTTTCGCTGACACTGATACCAGTGATCGTACCAAGCAAGCACTATATAGGGGAAGTACAAAAGACCCAAAAGCACCCACTTGTTCTTCGGTGGGAGATACCAGTATCCACTCGCCAACGCCAACGTGAACCAGATGCACTTCCAGTTCGCCACGGGCTGTGTCGTGTCACATCCCTTGTGATCTTTATCGTGTTCTGTCATTTATAATACAACCATATAATAATATGCTCATTCAAGGCAAAATACCAGAGTCCCATGAAATGACCATCCTTCGAGACCACTACAAGAGCAACGGGAAACCGATGGCTGACCACGTTTGGACCGAGGACGTTAAGGAACCTATCGTAAAAAATGCCATAGACACGTTGAGAAGTTCGTTCATCATTCGCGACACCCTCTTGGAAAACTACCCAAGGTCGACCATCCGCTCGGTGCCATTCATAGACGAGGTGTTTGTCAGCGTGTCTCCATTGGACGCCAAGGCGAGCGATCGAGTGCTCGTGGACTGTCACTATGACGCGCCTTACAAGTTCATCGAAGGACCAAGCAAGTTGGTGAGAATCATTCTGGCACTGAATGACAACTCGACCGTTTTCACACAGGTGGGCGACAAGACCAGCAAGTTGTCAACAGGAGATTTCAACGGAATCGAATACAACAGGGACTATCACTGTGTCCGCGGAACCATCCCGAGTGGCAAGACTCGCCTCATGCTCAAACTGCATTACCTCGTCATACCAGACGGAACTCCTGAAATTTTCAATAAATGGTCTATATTCATAAACTGGTTGTGGACCAAAGTGACGCGCTTTCTTATGCGAAACTCGGCCAACCCAACAAATCCTTTTCAATATCTTCTGGCTTACATCATTCAATTTTCAAGGTTTTTCTACAATAAAATATGGTATTTCATAGCTCTGTTTATCACTGCATGGTATTTAAAGAAAAGGTTCTATAAGTAAATACCAAAAACATGAATACCTTAGTTGTTCAGAAGATGCATTCTGATGCTATGTTACCGACCCGGGGCACAGAACTTTCCGCGGGCTACGATCTCTATGCCTGCTCGGACTGCGTGGTCCACGAGGGCAAGAGGTTCGTGGTCCCCACAGGAATCCGTGTGAAGATTCCAGAGGGATGCTATGCACGCATCGCCAGTCGCTCGGGTCTGACCGTAAAGCACGGCATCGAGGTGGGTGCTGGCGTCATCGACCGCGACTACGAGGGCGAACTCAGGGTCGTTCTGTTCAACCACGGAAACCGACCGTTTCATATTAAGCAGGGTTATCGCATCGCACAGTTGATCATGGAACGTTATGAGCACTGTGACCTTGTTGAGAACCCAGAACTTTATCCACAAATTCCCATTCAGGATCCTCCAGTGGCTCCTGAACCTTCAGAACTACCAGACCCTCAGTTGGCATCTAGGGGTGCCGGAGGCTTCGGTTCCACTGGGGTTTAAACAAAAAACACTATATTAGTTAAATGACGTTCTTTCCTGCACTTTATGGCAAAGATGCCAAAGGAAAGACTCGCATTTGGCAAGTCGAGGTCGTCAACGGAATGATTAGACGAACCACGGGTCTTATCGATGGTAAAAGATCCGTAACGGAACGCCCTCCCGATGCCAAACGCAAGACTCCGATCGAGGAGCAAGCCGCTCAGATGTGGCGCAAGCAGGTCAAGTTGGGTTACATGGACAACATGCAACTGAGATCCGAAGTTGTCCTAAGACCCATGCTACTCTACTCGTTCAGTGAGAGGTCCTACGGAATTGACGGTGAGGTCTGCTTCCAGCCCAAGTTGGACGGGGTCAGGATGCTCGCGGGCTTCTCGGGTGGAGGTCTGTTATTGCAGTCCAGGAACGAACAGCGAATTGAACACTTAACCCATCTGGAAAAGGCACTGGAAGGAAAGTTGAAGGAAGGTGAATTCTTGGATGGCGAACTCTTCTGCAAGGACATGGACTTCGAGCAGATCACCAGTGCCGCCCGTGGTTCGGAGAGTCCCCATGCGCCCAAACTGGAATTCCACTGCTTCGACTATTTTCGTATTCACCAACTAGATATGCCGTTCTTGGAACGCTATGCCATACTTCAGGACACTATCAAGGAAATAAATCACCCAGGGATCAAGATCGTCCCAAGGTTTCGTGGAAGTTCCAAGGAAGCAGACAAGTATCATGACAAGTTTGTGGCAGAGGGTCACGAGGGCGTGGTGATGAGGGTGGCAGAAAGTCCCTATTTGCTCAATAGGCGCTCGTCCCAGTGCATTAAGTACAAAAAGATGATGACCGAGGAGTTTGAAATCGTGGGAGCCGAGGAGGCGGAAGGCAAAGACCGCGGGACACCCATCTGGGTTTGCGAGACCAAGGATGGCGACACATTCAAAGCCAGGCCCAAGGGAACGATGGAAAGTCGAAGGGAAATGTGGAAAAACCGAGGCAAGATGATGGGTGAAATGCTTACCGTGCAGTTCCAGGGGTTCACTCAAGACGGCGTACCCCGCTTCCCCGTGGCGCTCGCCGTAAGAAATTATGAGTAATACTAATATAATGGTCTCTGCGGAGCAAATTCACAGTCTTAGGTTATCTAAACCAAATCTTATGCTGATTAGTGTAGGTTCTTCTATACATTTTAAGAATTGCAGACTTCCAAACTCAGTCAACTTTCCTATGGGAGAGTTTGATCGAATCAATGCCATTCTTGCTGGCGAAAATGATTCCAAGCGAATTGAAATGAGGTCCTATGAAGAAAAGGTGCTTCGGGAGCGCTCGGAACGCCTCCTCTTGGCGCGTGGCAGGGTGATCACGGCTACCGATGATGCCAACAATGCTCGCGTGGCAGAGAATAACGCCAGAATTGCTTTTGAAAAAGTAAGACCATTGAAAGACATCGAACCTATGCAGTTTACTGAAAATTCTGATAAACTTGCAAAAGCTAATGAATTGAAAATTAACAAAGAGATAGAACTTGAGAGGGCCTTCAGAATGTATGATGCCGAGGTTGCCAGACAGAATGAACCCATCGTGATGCCGACGACGAAGCCTGGTACACCAAGTGAACCACCCAAAAAAGCCAAAAAGGTAACTTACATGGATGTGGAAAAGCGAGGCGAAGGACTTTTCTCTGGCACGGGTCGAATGTTTCCTGGCTTCAATCAGGCCATCGTGCTTTACGGAAACAACAAAGAGTCTGTGGTGGCCAAGATGGCCAAGGTTCACATGAACACTTATGGATTCACTAATATCTTCGTACTCGAAGATGGTTTGGAAGGGTGGAGGGACAAGGGTCTTCCAGTGGAGGGAGATTGTGATGTGATGTTAATTAGAGAATACATTCGTTAGTAGGATAAATGACAGAAATTCGTGTTGAGAAGCATGGGTTCGTACGTCTTGTCGATACAATGCCCAGGGAGGATCTTGACCACGCCATAGTGCAAGCCGCCCGAGTGTCGTATGGAGAAGGCACCAAGAGTGTTCGGAGTGATCGCGGACTGATTCGCTATCTGCTCCGTCACGCCCACACAACTCCTTTTGAGATGGTGGAGTTCAAGTTTCACATAAAGATGCCCATCTTCTTGGCTCGGCAGCACATGCGTCATCGGACTGCCAGCATCAATGAGATTTCGGGACGCTATTCACAGTTGCCCGAAGAGTTCCACGTTCCCTCCGAATTCCGTGGTCAGTCCAATGTGAACCATCAAGGTTCCGACGGAGTTCTGGATTCGCCAGATTCCATGGTACTGCTAAGGGATCAAAAGGCTTCGTGCGAACAGGCATTTGAAGTCTATCAACGCTTGCTTGACCATGGAGTTGCCCGTGAGACGGCGAGGGAACATCTACCTCTGTCAACCTACACCGAGTTCTATTGGAAGATAAACTTACACAACCTTCTTCACTATCTGCGTCTCAGGATGGACAGTCATGCCCAACCAGAGATCCAGTTGTATGCGAATGCGATGTACGACCTCATAAAGCCGCTAATTCCAGCGGTCGCCGAAGCCTACGAGGACTACATTCTTGGGTCCGTGACCCTTTCTAAATTGGACCTCGTGAAAATAAAGCAAAATCTTCTTGAGGGGGCGCATGAACCCTATCCTTCACAGAGTGAGGAACTAGAGTTTTCAGCGAAGCTCCGTATTCTTGGGCTCGTCTAGACTTGTTCGGAGGCTTGTATCGCTCACCGGGACCAAGTTCGCGAGGGTCATAGGTCTTGGGCGGAGGAATAACCATTTTTGCTTTGGGTTCTTTAGGAACCATGTCCCGATCTTCTGTTTCCTTTTCCTGCAAAGAGGCTGAAATGATTCTCTGAATCCTTTTCCATGTTTCGTCATCAAGTTCTCCGCCGCCCAATTCATCTTCACGGAATCCGTAAGAAAGGTAGATCGCCATGCGTTCTTCAAACGTCTTTCCTTCGAGTTTCACGATGAGTTCTTGATATTGTTTATTTGTGATGATGTGATATTTGTGCAGAGCCATGCCACATCCTTCCACCGGACAGGATGGATAGTAGCGTCGTGTGTTTCTATCACAACGTTTGTGACATGGTTCATCATTATCACTTAATCGGACATCAAGTTTATCAATTATATTTTTATTACATATTGAACATTTTGATAAAGGAATGAGATTGAGACGACATGCTTGATGAACGTGGTGACCACAACGGACATGGGCTTTGCAGACAAATGGAATATCTTCACCACAGATGCTACACATTCTAAATATCTTCCACGTCTTTCCTTTAACGCTTCATCACGTGACCACACACCCTGCAGGTGATGAATAAGGTCATAGGCTCGTCTGCAGATCTCGTCTGCTTCTCCACGTAGGTCGTCTTCATGGACTTGCACTTACCGCACTTGAACATACCGTCGTCGTACTCCTCGGGCTTCTTTTCGACCACCTCCTTCTTTGGTTCCTGATACCAAAGATCCCATATCTCCTTGGTGTCGAAGGTGTTTGGCTTGAGTTCACCCGACTTAATCCTGTCCAAAAACATGGACTTGTCGTTGTTGCGAATCGCGTAGATCAGTGATCGCATTCGACTTGCGTAGAGACGTTTGAACTCTGGATTTTTCCAGTTTGCTCGCGTCTCATTTTCCGTGATAACTGTGGCGTTTTTGAAAGGCTTTGGTACCTCAATCATGTAGTCGCCAAGGTTCGACGAAATGTGTTCCGATATTTTGACATGTTCGGTTTTGAGTTCATCGTCTGCATGCTTCTTGTCCAAAAATGATGCCCTCTCTGCACGCGTCCAACATTCATTGGAGTTTATGTAAATGTCCCGTTGTATCTGAACAAGTTTGGTCATCGTGTCCCTGCGAACGTGTGTGAGTTTCTCGCGTATCTTTTCCATCTTGCTAATACGACGCATATTCAGAAGGTGTAAAAGCCTCTTGAGAATGCGTTTCCTCTTGGTGATGTCAGGAAGGTCGAGGTATTCGTCTTCCTGGTTTATGAAGATCTTGGGCTTGAAGGAAGGCCGTCGAATGAAGTAGCGTTCCAGTTTTTGATTTATCATTGACATGCCCTTCATCTCATTTTCGATTTCTTCTATGTCTTTCTTGACTAGCACAAGAAGGCGTTTGAGTCGCGCCTGATCCAGAAGCCTCTTGCTTATATTTTTGATGGGTGGCACAAATGTTTCGCCAACCATCTGGTTCCTGATGGTCAAGAGACGTTCCTGCTTTTCCACAAGTGGTGTCTTGTGCCTGACCAGTCCACTTTCGGTGGTATCGAATATGTAGTTCTTCCTGGCGACATATTCCATCCACAACTTCGAGTTGAACTTTTGGATCTGGATGCGGGTTTCGTCCGCATTCCCTGGTTTCATTTGTCTGATGCACCAGTTCTTGGCACCCTTGCCGAGATGAATGGCCAACGCTCCCGCCTTGGTCTCACTCACCAAACCCGAAGATATGAGTGCGCTAGTCACGAGGGCGATGGACTTGTCTTCCATTTTGTTCCAATGCCCATTTTGGCATTGTTTTTCTCCCTGAATAATTATTTCAACTTTTTCACTTGTAGGGTTTGGGCGTTCCTAGTTCGCTTGACTTCATTGGGGTCCTGACCAGGCTTGGTGGCACCTCCTGACTTTTTGTATGTCTTCTGATGGAGATTCCAAAACTGAGATGAGCCGACCCTAAAGTTCGTGTGGATCTTGGCCTTGTACCAGAAGACACAGTCCTCAATTCGATTGGACTTGCTTGTGTTGTCCAAGACCAGAACCTCGTAGTTTTCCGTGCACGCAGTCATCACCTGGTTGAACATATCAAAATTGGGAAAGATTCCGAAGAAGGACTTGTACAACTTTTCGCGATTCTGGATGACGTTCTCGCGGGCGATGAACACGTAGTCCACGTTGGCGCGGAGGTCGGGACTCAGGTCCATGCAGTACTGCATCGTCAGCATGAAAAATATCTTCCAGTGGCGTCCGTTCATGAAACACTGGCGGATGCACGAGTCCTTGAGGAACTTTCGGTCGTACATGCAGTCGTCCATGAGGATGAATGCACCAATGTCCCGCGAAGTCAGCTCCGTCTTTCCCGGTGGAGGCTTGAGGTTCACCATCTTTCTCTGCCTGTCAATCACCCTATCAATGATGTCTCTGTCATATTCACCGTAGATAAACAGATCCGGAATGAACTGCTGATACCAGTGATTTCCCTCTTCGGTCGCAGACATAACTACGCCCGCTGGAAGATGTTTTTTGTGATAAAGGATATCTGTCACCAAAGTAGATTTTCCTGTTCCACGTTTTCCAATAAATACACAGACCTTGTCGTCACCCATTGAAGCGGGATTGAATTTTTTAAGCTGTACATTCATGTCTATTAATCTACACGTATTTTTTTGAATCTTTTTTTAACACATCATATTAAGATGCAGCTTGCTGTCACAGGATTTCAGGATACATTTTTAACCGGAAGACCTGAAATATCATTTTACCAAAAAGTATTCACCGATCGTGCAAAATATACTAGCGAAATATTAAGGCTTCCTTTTGATTCTGATGTCTACTGGGGGGAATCTATAATATGCACGGTCGATAATGACACGTGTGATATCATCACCGGATTCTTTTTAAATTTCACTTACAATACCAATCAACCATTTCCACAAGATACGGCTCATTCATTTGTAGAAAGAGCCGATCTTGTAGTCGGAGGTCAAACCATAGTTAGCCTTACTGGAGAATATATGGCTATTATGTCAGACCTAACAGATTCCCAAAGAATTCGCCAAAGCAACGATGTCCTTTTGAATCGCTCTATTACACCGACAAGTTATGGTACGATCGTCCCAGGCTCCGCCTGTTCACTGGAATTGCCATTTTTTGGGAGGGGGTACGAAAATTCATTCCCACTTTTGGCTCTGAACCGTCACCGTATCGAAGTCAGAATTTTTCTTAGAAAGCAATCAGAACTGGGAAATGTTGATATACCTAAACTAGAACTAAATTTACAAGCAATTTATCTTGAAAACGAACATAGACAATTTTTTCTTGGCAAACAACTGGATTATATAATAAAACAAACTCAATTGGCACGAGTGACTTTAAATGACCTCAATCAAATACGTTTCAGAACGGAATTTGAAAATCCAGTAAAGGAATTTATTCTGGTCGTACAAAACGATTCAGGTACGGCGGGATTGTTCGATTACAGTTCAGGCGTCGACGCCGGTGAATATACGAGTTTTTCGAACGACCAAGTTACGCGATGGAAACTTTTTTTCAACGGTCAGAATTATTTTGATATTGATCAAATGACAATGAGAGCCATTCAACCTTATGAACACTATATACAAACACCGAGTTACAAGGTGAATATATTTAGTGTGAGCCAAGATTCAGGACCGTTTCCATCCGGAACCATCAATATGAGTCGCATTTCCAAACAATTGTTTGAATTAACTCTCGTTGACAATTCTATCACAAGAAAAGCCCGTCTATATGCTACTAATTTTAATTTATTTAGATGCCAAGGTGGTCTAGGTGGAACAATGTTCGTCTAACCAAGCTTGATCTCGCGACGCTTCTTGTCCGAAGTTCGCATCTTGAAGAACAGACGAAGCACGCCATCCACGTAACTCGCCTTGTAACCCTCGTCCGATACATCCACGTAACTGGGCAAATCGAATGAGGCGCTTCGGTTCTCTCCGTAAGCCACCGTCACCTCGTGGTCATCCGAAGAAAGTGTGATGTGAATGTTGTCCTTGCCCACGCCGGCAAGATGCATCTCAATCTCAAAGCCGTCATCGAGGGACTTGGTGGTCTTGTAAATAAATCTGTCCGCCAACTTACCGTGAAAATGTTTCTCAATGTTGGGGATTTCGTTCAGAACCTTGGACGTCGTGTCCAGAAGGTCATAAAGATCGCCGTGCCGAAGAAAAGGTAAAAAAGCCATTGTACTTTATCTTGGAAGCTTTTCTTTAATTATCTTCCATTCCTCCCAGTCTGGTGATCTTGTATCGGCGACACACACCTCTGCGATCAGGCGAATCGGTGTCGGATATACCGAATACACCTTGTCATAAGGATAGAATGAATACATGTGACTCATGTGAGGTGTGTGCTTAATCGAGAGATCTTCGACAGTGCACTCCCAGCCAACAGCATTAAGAGGATCGAACTTGTACTGCTTTCCAATAAGACCGTACGGTTTGAAATCCACTACGTCATAAAGCTGACCAAGATTGACAGGGTCCGGGACGTCTTCGTGATTGGTCGATATGGTGATGTGAGGGATATGCTTGAACTTATAGACCTTGGTCAGAAGACGACGATTCAATGGCACAAGCCAGACAGAATATCCGTACATTACTATATATGCAGGATCTTTCTTTAAGTCAGAAGGTGAAGGTGGCACTCGCAGTTGCACCCACCGTCCTGATGTTTGGACCTATCCCCATCATCCTGGTTTCAGGAGGATCCATCATGCGTCAAATAGTTAAACATAAAGTTCCAAGATAACAGTGTGAGTTCAAGCCCAGGTAGCTCGTTCTAGATGGATTTCCTGGGTAATTCACATTGTTCTCCGGTAGCTCATTAGGTAGAGCGTGAGACTGTTAATCTCAAGGTGATGGGATCGAAACCCATTCGGAGAGAGCACTACTTTTTTGTGAAGAATCACTTTTCAACAAAGTACCTTCGGGCCATATAGAAGCTGACGGCCACGATCAGGCCACTTACGGCCAGACCCGCCATGCTGCGAGATCCATCCTTGGACATGAAGTTGGGGATGTACAAGGCCAACTTCGCCTGAACGTCGGGATAGAAGATCAGAGCAACCAGGGCAGCCACAATCAAAGCCTCATACTGCTCCTTGGTAAGACCGAGAGGATACTTCTTCTCCTCATAAACAGGAGATGGAGTTGGTGCGGGTGCGGGCGCGGGTGAAGGCGTGGCGGGAGGTGCCTGCTGAGCCATAAGCATCTCGTGGGGAGCCACCGAAGCCTGAGGAGGAATGATGGTGTGCATGTCCGCTGACATAGAATTGTTCATGGGCTCCTCATATTCGAGATCCGAGATGGGAGTGGAAAATGCCATACTGCTCATCTGCATCGGTTTATCTTGCTGTCTAGTGTCATTATTTTTTCGCTCCAAAGCAGACCTTTGTGCCTCGTAACCAGAATCTCTGTCAGTATGCGAACCGGGTTTAGGAACATTAAGACCTGTCCCCGCACCATTGTCTGGAACACTTGGGTTGTAGGTCAGAGGTGTCCCACCACCTCCGCCGGAATTCAAATCGTACATTTCCATTTATTAATTGAAAACAATCATTTAAGAGCACGTTGACGCATCTTGTCTAGGGCACGCGCTTCAAACCGCTTGACCTGTATCTTTGATAGACCCAACATCGTGGAAACATCCTTCAAACATATATTGTTGAAGTACAATTGCGTGATAACCTCCATCTCGTTGTAACTGAGACATTCCATGAGATATCCAAGGTCGTCTTGCTCAACATCCATGTGACACACCTCGGCAACAGGAAGATAGTCCATGGCTTTTTGTGTCTTCTTCGCGTATCTTGACATGTAAGACCTTATCCACGGGTAGGCGTAGGTCGACAACTTGGTCCCCCTGGCTGGATCGTACTTCACGATTGCCCTATGAAGACCAAGTGTTCCCTCTTGAACGAGATCCTTTCTAGAAATACCGGGTCGCTGGTATCTGTAGGAAAGCTTGTGAACCAATGCGAGGTTCTGATGAACAACGTCGGTTGTGGTCTTCATCTTTTTCTAGTTTCCGCCTTTTTTCTTTAAACGAAGATCACTCGAGTGACCGCATCCCCTCTTGCGGCAGTTCGTGGCTTTGAGTGGAAGCCGAGCGTAACACTTGCGACACACCTGCTTGTCACAGTTGTACTTCTTGGCCAGTGCGATCAATGATGGATCGATTAAACCTCCGCGTAAACGAAGCACCAGATGGAGCGTGGACTCCTTCTGAATGTTGTAGTCAGACAACGTCCGCCCGTCCTCCAACTGCTTCCCGGCAAAGATCAATCGCTGCTGATCGGGTGGAATACCTTCTTTGTCTTGAATCTTCGCCTTCACATTATCGATAGAGTCTGAAGAATCGACCTCCAGTGTAATCGTCTTTCCTGTGAGGGTCTTCACGAAGATCTGCATTCTTAATATTAATCTCTAGAATTATAAATGATTGGCATCGTCGCTTTAACAACCTTCTTTGTTTTCTTCCTTGAAGGGCTTGTTCATTATAACATAGGTAAGAACAAGCTTACCAAACTGCAGTTTCCACAGGGCAAGGAGATCTTCCAGTGGATCGGGACCCTGTTGTTCTTCAGTCTCCTGAATGGAGTCCTGGCGTCCAGCTTGAACTCCGCATGATCTTCCACAGAATGATTATCAGTATGGTGATGGTAACCATATGAATTATTGCCGTGCATGTTAAATAATAGGTCAGATGTAATCTAAGTGGTTTCCACAGACGTGTGTGTATGTCTGGGTGACTGAAAATCATTTCTAGTGCTTGAGTAGTTAAATCCTGATCATCCTCCTTGCTCATGGACAAGTTTCTTAAAATCAAAAAAGATAATATCTTTGATAATTGCGAGCCAGGCAAAATATTTCTAGTCAAGGACTGGTCTACAGCACAAATTTGTAAGACCATTGGCGCGTCCGCGGTCTATGTGGGTACGGACACCCTACGTTCGCAGAATGTCACCGAGAACTTTTTCGGTTTCGTCGGATTCAGCAAGGCTGACATTGTCACCGATGATTCATCCATGATCAAAAATGAATTGCCAGGTTGGCGTTGGATTCAGCAAAATCGCATTAAGATTCACTCCCGAATCTTTATACCGTGCGAAAACAACCTGGACACCATTCAAATTCAAGACAAAACATTGGAACCTGAAAATAATAAAGAGATAGTGGAAACAATCCACGAAAGAGATCTATTCAAGACCACCAAGGAAATCATGGAAGATGTTCTAACCAACAAAGGAAAGTTCAGGATGAACGACTATCTGGGAATGCACATGGACGAACCCGGAAATCGTATGGGCATCGTGCAGGAAAATTATGTTAATGCAAAGGGAATCACCATAGAAGAGATATCCAGGATTGCGGACAACCTCGTCGATGCGGACTACTGGGACACGGTGATGTATTCAACTATGTATAATGAACAAATACATGAACAATTTGTTTTGTCCGCGGTAATAAATCCATGTGTCATCATTCAAAATCGCATCCCATTCAACAATATGGCGGCAGCCAGAGTGTGGACCAAGGACTTTAATATGCGACTAAAGAAATCCCTAGAAAAACATTGGGTCAGATCGGATCCAGATACCATGCAAGTTTTACGTCTGAACCCAGAAATGATCCCAGAATATTGTACAAATTCATCTGGGATTCATCTAATCAATCAGATATCTCTGGGACTAAAAATCAAAAATGATGTTTTGAAGTCCATCAAAGATGTGTTAAAGGAGAGGGAACAAGACATTGTAGAACACAAACAATGAGGAGGCCTATCTGCAGAGATGACGAGTCCGACGACGGAAGCGATATCGGGGTTGATGGCGAGAACTACAACATCGACATTATAGGAAATGATATCCACTTCACTGGTGAAATATCCGATGAATCCATGCACGACCTTGTTGTTCAGGTGAAGACATTGGAAAAGAAACTTCTTTCAGTCAGAGAATATAAACCCAAGATTGTGCTTTATGTCAGGAGCGATGGCGGTGACTTCTTTGCCGGACTGAGCTGCATGGACCACCTCAGGAGACTCAAGGTCAAACTGGTAACCGTCGCCGACGGATTTTGTGCCAGTGCAGCCACCTTCGTTCTAATGGGTTCCAAGAATCGGAGGATTATGCCTCATGCCCATCTGCTGATCCACCAACTTTCCACAGGCGCCATGGGCAAGTATGAAGAACTCAAGGACGAAATCAAAAATTGTGATAAACTCATGGAGACCCTCCGCAAAATCTATACCCAGTATACACAAATCCCAGAAGACAAACTGAACAAGTTGCTCAAGAAGGATATCTACTTTACTGCCGAAGATTGTGAACGGTGGGGCATTGCCAAAAATAATATGTGATAATTACAAATATGAAGATGAACATGAAGATGCCCAAGTTGTCTCAACAGGCTATGATCGTTGCCGTCGCCGCCGTACTGCCGGTGCTGGCATCAGCCTACAAGCTTCGCGTTCTGGATGCAGCCATCCTTGCTCTGTCAGGCGCGCTTGCCGTCTACAACGTCAACTGCCTCACCACGGGCGGCTGCAACACATGGGCGACGATTGTGTCTATCTCGTTCTTCATTATGACCATCCTGCAGCTCATGGCACCGCGCGAGGGCATGGAGGGCGACGAGGAGAAAGTGATTGTCACCGACAAGGAGGAGGTCACCGAGGTGCCCGTCAAGGTCGAGGAGAAGCCCGCTCCGGTCGCCGAGCCCGCGCCCACGGAGGCCAAGATGCCCGCAGAGGCCAAGCCCGAGAAGGCTGTAGCCAAGGCGGCTCCCATCATCACCACCGATGAGGAGTTCGAGATGCTCAAGGCTCAGCTGATGGCGTAAAGTTCACCGCAGCTTCATAGAGATCAATCCCGTGGTCGGAGACCGCACAGCAGGCTAACGACGACGCCTCGATCTGCTCGAGGTCAGGCTTGTAGCCGTAGGGACTGGTAACGAAACATCCCTTTACGTGTTTGAATCCCCAAGCACGCAAAGGAACCCGGGGGATGGGATCATTCACATCCACAAATCGGAAACTGTTGTCAATGACAGCATCGAAGAGACGACAGAAGTGACCACCACCAACCCGTGGCGAACCGTACGTCACACAGTAGGTCTCCACGTCACCCTCGGCGTTCTGCTCGACGTCCAGGGCGCAGATGGTAGAAAGTCCACCCCCAAGCGAGTGACCGGTGCATACCACCTTGGGATTCGCCATAAACTTGATCGCGTCCATGATGAGCGTGCGACCACTCATGTACTGACCCAGGAAACCGGCGTGGACCCTGCACTCGCCTGGAAGGAACGGCGTCTTGACCCGGAACGTCAGCGCGTCCGTACACACGTCGTTGAGCTGGTCCGTCTCGGTGCCGCGGAACACCACCCAGGTGATTCCGTCTTCAGATTTGATGAAACAGTCCAGACCCGTCTCATCACTGCTGATGGACTGAAAACCATTGAGTACCATGACAGCTTTGTCGTAGGATTCCCTAGACAGGGTCGCACTTTGCTTGATGATTTTCCTCGCTTCCTCCTTCATACTCTTTATACTTGGGTGGCATTTTCTTCGTCAGAGTCTGTCGTGGGATCCTGCCGAAGTCCCTGGAGCGTCTCCGCAACCTGGAGCTCCTCGAACGTCGGAGGGAATGGCTCCGGCTCGAAGACATTGGGAGCGAAGGACACCTGCGAGAACCCCGGTGAAGGTGGAGGCACGTCGTAGTCTATATTCTTGGTGCTGAAGAAACGAGCCGCCGCCTTGCGAATCCTGTCGGCCGAACTCGAGTTCAACTTCTCGTGCACATCTTCACTGTAGGGCGTGATCTCCCGGATGTCCAAAATCTCGGGACGGGCAAAATTGTGCGCCTCCTTGGGAAACTTCTTCTCGAACATCCGAAGAATGTCGCCAGGAATTAACGGAGATTGCTCGATCAGACGATCCATATCCAACTTGGTCATGTTGATGAACTCGTGACCCGACATTGAACGCTCCTCGGGTGGCAAACTCAACTCCAGGCGCATGTGACGCGACATCTTCCCGTAGGTCGCCGCACTGACCCTATGGGCCTCCATGAGCTCGTTGACCTTGAGGAATTGCGCGAGTGTCGTAGCTATTGCCGCAACAAGATTTAACCCACCAATTATCAGGGGTACAGTGGATTGCGTGTTTGCAGGAAATGTTCCCTGGGCAAAATTTGCAGTCCCAGTCACCGTTGAAATGATGATGATTGGGATTGTAAAGCGCATACTCATCTTTTTGTATTTATGGTATGACATGAAGTGAAGGTAGCGGTATGTCGCAGAGACCTCTCCCCAAATCTTGAGGATTCCGGCCTGCTGTGGATGCCAGTCTGCTTCACTCACCATTCTATTATAAACAATTACTTTCTTCTCATTTGGTCCTCACCCCGGTTAGTGGGTCTGTCGACCGCCCCGTGACGCGAGTCGAGACAATTTTTAGAGTAGGCTTCCCAACGCTCTGCCCACTTATATTCACCCTGTGATCGCCAGTGGTTGGCAAACTTCTCGGCTTCCAGTGCCTCCATCAATTTCTGAGGCGTCGGCGGCGTGTATCTTGTGACCGGTCTTCGCATTTGTCTTTTTTGTATCCACTTCCTTAAGTGTATGTTCAATGATGTTGTTCTGGATGCACCAGCGAACAAAGTTCAACTGACCGATCGTGGTCTTGATGACCTCGCCGTTTACCGTGAAATCGATGCGCTCCGTCCGACAAAATGGGTCAAATAACTTTTTGCTGTAACCCTCCAGCGTAGATTTGTACTCAATATGCACCGTGAATACGCGTCCAGAAATCTCCTTATTGTAACTCACGTTATTTTTTTTCGCATAGTTGGTTACGAACCACTCGATGGTCCGAAGAGAAATGCCGTTGATTCGGTGATTAATTATATCCAGTAATTTTGAACCGTTTTTAGGATCATCGTAAAACCGCTCAAGACTCTGGAGAAGAAGTTTAGATCGTCCTTCCATACTAGTATTTAGTTGCGTTTATTCTTTAAGACCCGAACGAAGGCATTATTCGGTTAGGTAAATTAATCCGGTTGGTGTTATTTGTCATCTGCTCGTAAGCCGTTGGCTGTGAATGCTTCTCACAATATCCACGAAGTACTGCCGGATGCATGCACTTTTTACCATGCTTTTCAATGTGACAACATGTGTACATGCATTGACACTTTGCCATCGTCTTGTACATGTCCTCCTTGTAGAGACTAGGATTATCCATACATAACGCTTTTATAGCGTTTTCAATACATTGATCCGCGTAGATCTTCATCTTGCGATCAACATGCATCTGCAGAACTGCGAATTCACCGGTCAAGTCCATCTTGTTTTTGATCGAGTTATTTTTTTAAATTGGCATGAGTTTCATGTGACCTCCTATGACCGAGGGATCGCAGTAGATATCCGTCCCAGTTTCGCGAAGCTTGATGCAGAAACCCGCGTCCTCGCTGGTGAAATCGCGCATAACGCCGATCTCCATCCATACCGGCTGAAACCATGGGTACTTCATCCTTTCTAATGCCTCCCTGCTCACCAAAAACATACCCATACCACAGTAATCAATCTTCATTAGGTCAATCTTACCTGACTTGTGAATTTTCTCAAGATCTTCCACAGTCAAAAACTGATACGTTTTGTGCTCCTTGAAATACTCGTCGTCCATGTGTTTCACCACAGGGTAATGCTTCATATCCTGCATGCGGTAAAGACCACATACTGCATCCTTCTTGTGTGACGCAAGACGCTCAATCATCTTGAAATTGAAACGAATGTCAGAGTCGATCCATAGGACGTAATCATAGTCTAACTCGCCATTGTATGGCTTCTGATTGGGTCCGAGACCCACATCACCCCCGAGCAACTTGTTACGAACGTAGTATACATTCGGATCATAATCCATGGACAAAACAACCTCCCATTTTGCCACCCGAGCTTCCTCAAGAAACTTGATGACGTCCATCATCACCTCGCGCGAAAATGTGTTGCCAGGAATACAAACTGCGATCTTCATTTAAAAGTTTGTAGAGTAATATCTTTAATACTATGGAACGAGCATGGGAACTCTTCAACATGCTGGACAAAAGAGACAAATTTGTTCATGTGACCAGTCCAGTGGAATGGGTCGAAAATAAAGACCACTGGGTTAGGACCTGGCTCGATTATAAAAATAAAATTCCAGGACTTATGAGACCCTTCATGTTCATGAATCCGTTTTCGTACTACATGGAATACTGCTATAGGATGGTTTCCGAGTCAAACGAAACTCTTCGAATGCCACTTGTACCTCTAGGCTCTGAGGTACTTTTTGGCGGCTGCACCAAAAGTGAGCAAACAGAATCGCGTCCGATATGTCGTGCCATCGAGAACTCGTCTCGGGAATCATCCCTGGATGACGGTGACGCGCCAGAGACAGACTTCGTTCCTTTCGGCCCTCATAGTCCAGATGATTCATCGTGAAGTGAGCATGAACCGAATTAGGGCTCACTAGATGCGCCTTGCGACGGTACTTAAACAAAAGCAACGACTGTATTTCAAGAAGGCCTCCCGGTGGCTGCCGCTCTAGCAGGATGGTGTCCGCCTTTTCGAAGATCGGGTGGTACTCCTGCATAAAGTGAGCCACCAGGTCAGCCATCTCGTTCGTGTGCGGGATGTCGCACGCGTGAAATTGAACACGCTTGTGCGGAAGCATAGTCAAATCAACCTTGTGCCACTTGACGAGTTCAGGGTGATGCCTGGGATGTTCGTCCCACCAAAACTCAACCATCCCCAAATTTTTTAACCCAATATCGATGGATACAATGTTCATCCATATTAGGTTCTTTAATTTCTTAATTGATAGTAGATGATAAAGGAACTTTTCGAGGAAAAGTTTGGGTTCACCCTCGGTGAACGGATAGGTACCAAGAG